ATAGCTTTACCAAACATCACCATAGCACTACCACCAGTAACCAATCCAGCTATCACACCAGCTGGTCCAGATAATGCTGATCCTATTGATTTAACTGCTGTTGCTGTAGCTTTAGCTCCATCTTTAACAACTTTAAACCCTTTTGACATACCATTAAATGCTTTAGTTGATTTAGCTGATGTTCTTACAGCTTCTTGCCCAACATCAACAATAGCTTCATCTACTTGTTGTAGACTATTTAATGCACCTGTATTATTAACTTGAATCCCTATATCAAGATTTGCCATTATATTACTCCTTTTTTGGAATTAAATTTCTCATTTTAGCAAGATTGTCATCTACAGGTTTAGGTTTATCCTTCTGAGATTCAACTAGGCTACTAAAATTTTCATAACATTTAACTGCATCCCAGAATCTAGGGTTAACCTCTTCATATGATGGTGCTGAACTTGGATATTTTTCATAGTAGTCATATTGATCTAAAAATGAATATACTGATTTCGGAATCATTGTTATTGGGCATGTATAAAATTGACCTAATAGTTCACTAAAGAAAACAGGGACACTGTGATCAGCATCCCCGTTATGATTTCGTAACGCACGCATTTCTTCACTACAGTCAGTACATTTAAATCCATTAAGCATATCTTTACGAAGAAGAACTATAATTTTTATACCTAGTTCTTCTATATCTGTAAGCATTAGATACCACCAGCAAATCCAGATATCTTTAAAGCTTCAGTTAATAAATCAGTTCTAATTGATTCTGGTAATGCCATCATAGTATCATATTCGCCATCATAATCAAATAATTCACCAGTACCAAGATCATATAAATTAGTCCATCCAACTAACACTGAATGAAGGGTTTTCATATATTCTATTGTTCGTTCATCAACTTCTTTTAAGTTAAGTTTCTTTTTACTACTATTATTAATATCAAGTTCTTTTATAACAAGATCTTTAATCTTTAACATAGATATATTATTAAATTGTTTAATTTCAAATACTGGTCTAAACGCTTCATCAACCTTCATAAAGACATCTGGTGTGTATTTATATGTTGAAGATGCGTTCATTGGTAGTAACCCTGCCATCTGTTTGCGAATTTCGTCTGTCATTGTAATTTTGCTCATTTTGTCTCCTCTTGAAAAATGAATATATTATGGTCTTTGACGACCTTAGTATATTTGACGATTAAGATTTTTATTACACTTTTAATATTTATGATATATATTATAATTAACAGTGTAATCAACTAGGAGAAATTATGAGTAAAATTATAGGTAATATCGTTGGAATTAGTATTGTATTATTATTAGCAGCTAATTTATATGTTCAATTAACAACTACTGATTTTTGTGGGTATAATTGGATTGATATACATATTTTAGGTTGTTATAATAAATAATTATTAATATAAAAGGGAACTCTCAAAAGAAAGTTCCCTAATTTACTTAACCATAAAGAGGATAGGTTAGAGTAATGTGTTTACACCATATATTCTTATGATATAATCGTGTTGTTTATCTCGTGCTGTAGCACCTTGAAGATTACGGAGAGGTCTAAAATTCATATCAAGTCTACGGAATCCATTATCATCAGAACCATTAGCTTGAATCAATTGACAACGAGGAGCTATAACAGATAATACTGGAATAGTTTTAGCTGCATCTTTATATGCAAGAATTTCCATTTTATACATTTTCATTGCTGTCATTCCTGTCCAGAAATTAAATTCATTTAATGATGATAACTGTGGAGCACATGTGATTCTTGGTGAGCGTTTAGTAATAACATTATTTTTAATACCATACGCATCAGATTGACACATAATTTCAGCTATTGTTAATCCACTATCCAATTCAAATGAGCTTAAACACATATTATAAGGTGTTGCACCAACTAAAGTTGAACCATCTTGATTAAGTTCAGTAATACGAACTATAGTATTCAACATAGGATCCGCTAGTGTTGATAACACAGCATCATCTGAGAATGTTGGGATGTTTGCATGGATCACATTTGTAACATCCGATACTTTACCTTGCATACTGAATGAACCCATAAATGGTTTACCAGTTGATTCTACACCAAGTTTAAATGTTCCTACACATCCAGCAAGCTTATATTCAATACCAACTCCACTAGCACCAGTTTCAATATCATATAATGCTATAGTAGAAGTCAATTCATCAGCTTCTTTTTCTGGAAGTAATTCCCAATAACCATCATTAACAGCATAATCAGTTGCAGGAACACCACTAACTGTGAATCCAGCACTCTCAAGATACTTTCCATAAGGCAATTTAGGTGTTGAAGTAATTGCACCAGAAGTTGCAAATACCATTTCACCCATAGCCATTTTAATTGTGAAGTCAATAACTCCACGAGCTACACCAGCGATTGATTCATCTCCTGTATGATCTCCAGTGAGATATTTGCTTGATTCATCATCAAACTCAACCTGTAATGTAGATAATTCTACGCTTCTTACTCTAACATCACCATCAGTACCTGCAAGAGTTTCTGCGATACCAGCAGTAGTTTCTCTTTTACCAAGCAATAATCGTGATTCTGTATTAAATATTCCCATGATACTTTCCTTCTATTAAGTTTATTATATAAGACGATTACTGACAGGTATTCCTGTCTGGATTAAGTCTCATTTGTGTGTATTGTACCTTTAACGATACGATTAAGTCACCAGCTCTAAACTCATCACCGCCAGTTAGATACTGTCTGCGAGAGCTCATAATTGTTACTAAATCTACAGTTTCGTTTAAGTGATAATTAGAAGATAATCGTTCTTTTAAATCACTTAAAATTTCATTCATTTTTTGATTTATTTGGAATCTAGGATTTGAGACATCTGGATCATTTATAACTGTACATTTTAAATTAAAATATGCTATGTTCCTATACGCACCTTGTAATCCCGATTCAATCTGTTCATCTGGTGATAGATATATTGCTATTGTAGGATAACTCCCATATTCATCAGCTATACATTCATCATCTATATTAACTACTGTTACCGTATTATAATATTTATATCCTTGAGTATTAGTTACAGAAGAATCTATTGTTAATAATACATCTTTTAGTGCTAATTCTATTGAAGTGAGACGATCCATTGATATTACTCCTTTATGCTCGCACAATAATTTGGCTTACAACTGCTCTATTAGCTTGTGTTTGTTCTTCACCAGTAAACATTACAGCAGTGATATCTTGTTTAACATTTTGTAGTAGATATCTTGATCTTTTGAATAAAGAATCATACACATCTTCACCTTGTATGTCACCTTCACTACTATTAAAACCTATGCGATCTTCAGCAAATAAACTTAAAGCATATTGAACACCATATCTAACTATCTTTACATGTACTGGTGTAACTATATCAGCAACAGCAACACCTTTACGGATAGCTAAGTCCTCAATCTCTATGTTTGCTTGATCTATATATCCACTTATTGTAGTAGGTGGATTTCTATTGAATATTTTATTAGTTATGTCTGCACTCGTTATATATGTTCCCACATTAACCTCTTGAGTTAAATTCTAATATAGCTTTATTATAAAAATCTATAATAATAGCTTGTATATCGGCATATTTAGCATTCATAGCTTCATCAATGAAAGGATCTCCATGACCATTGTTCCATTTAACAATATTACCACCTTTACCTCTACGATGTCCGTTAACAATCCATTCAGCATAATCTAACTGTGTTTTGTCTACATACAATCTAATTTCATTTGTTAAATCAGCAGTAGCATGTGTAGACTTAGCTAATCTTCCAGTTTGCTTTTTATAGTGTTTTCCACCTGATTGTCTATGACCATCACGAGCATAATCTTCAAGAATTTTAATTATTTTACTTTCTGTTTCAGCTTTATGACGAGCTAAGTAAGTGTAAAATGTTGAAAAGAATCCATGAGAACTTATCTGTGATAAATCTGGAATATCTATGTTTAATGTTATATTAGCCATATTAACCTCTTAACAAAATAGGGTGAGTGAATTCTTTCACCCACCCTTATTCTACTTATGTTTAATTATAGATTAAACCTTAGCATCAGATTTAACAACAAACAATGGTTGTGCAATCTTAGCATCGTAGTTAGCAAGACCTTGAGCAACCCATTTGAATCCAGGTTTTGGATCAACGATTTCATATTCTTGGAAACCGATACCAGCATAAGTGCCTTCTGGAACAGTTGCGATACATACACGAGAAGTAGCAACATTACCAACTGCTAAATTAACACTTTTATAGATAGAGAATCCACCAAATACACCAACAAATCCAGTTTTAGCAGCTTCTTCAGCAGTTGAAGTCTGGAATGCAAGATTAGCAGTAGTTAATACTGCACCGATTTCTGGAGACACAGCTAATACACGACCACGAGTAGGAGCTTTAAGATTGTCAAGTTTAACACCAAGATCAAGTACCCATTGAACAACATTACTAGCAGTAAGAGTTAACTCACCAGAAGTATTAATTGTGTTAGTAGTTGTAGCTAATACACTAAATATATGTTTATCAATATCATCAGCAGTAGCTTCAGCTCCACGCTGTAATACAGTAGATATAATTTTAACAGCAGATTGAGCATTATCAATTTTATCAATCTGTTTTGCGAAATATCTACTTTCATTAAGAGCAAGAGTAACACTTGTATCCACAGCATCAGTAACTGTTACTGATCCAGAATACGGAGTTGTGCTGATTGCACCAACACCCCAAATTTTCACAGACTCTGCGTCCATGATAGTTTCCATTGTAACGAAATTAGTCGCTACGAGATTATATTCCACTGCAGGAATAAACATATTTCTGATTTCATCTTTTGAAATAACACCATCTAATACAAATGCCATGATAGGCTCCTTTTTTTAATTATTTAATTTTCATTCTGTCTGCTATTTGTTCCGCAAACGATTTTTCTTTATGTTGTGGATTTTTATCACCACCACGATCACCAGATCCAGGCACTTGTGTAGCCTTAAGAGAATCTTTATATTTATCTTTTAGTAGGTTTACACCTTCATCTAAACTTAATACGCGATCACCGTCTCGTATGACTGTTTGGTCATTATCAATATCAGCAATTCCTTCAGAAATCAATGTCTTTACCATGAAGTCAGCACCATAAAATAGACTACCAAGTTTTCCAGATAACTCTGCGTTAAGCTTAGTTTCTTTGGCTTTCTTTTGTATTTGACGAGTATTGTTTCTTTCTGTTTCCAACTCTGCCATATAATTTGTAAGTTTATCATTAAGTTGAGCAATAGTTAGATTACTTTCTGTAGCAACCTTATCTACTTTCTTTTTAGATTCAACAAACGAATCAATACTATCATATTTTTCGGAGTCATAACCAAGATCTTTAATCAGTCCTTTATATTTTAAGACCTCTTGATCCTTTTTACGGTATTCGGTAATACCTCGTTCTTTTTCTTCATTAATTTTAGCTACAATAGCTTCTTTAACATTGTCAGACTCAACGGTCTGTAAAATTTCTTCTAAAGTCATATATACCTCTCATTTTGCCTCTACGGGCGGTTTACATATTATATAAGACGATCAAACTATTTTTTAAGTTCAACCTTTAAAGTTACTTTGCACTTACACGCAAAATGACTATCTTTTTTAGGTATAGGTATATTTCCAATATGACTACCTTTACCATATCCATCATCATTATTCGCATGTCTTTCACATGGATCACCACCAGGATAATAATGTGATTTGTGTGTAGGACTTAATTCCCAATAACCAACTAATATTACTTCTTTATCAGATTTTATTTGTTCTTTTTTTACAGATATATTATCAATAAGTATATCAACATTAGCTTGTTGTAATTGGTCTTGAGCCAATCTACGACCTTGATAATCTAAAATACTCTTTGTTTTATCTTTAATTAATGTAACATATTGAACATTCTTAATATTATTAGATATATAATCAGCAACTTTTGTTTTCGCCTTATCAATATCTAAAACTGACATTACATCAGCGTTAGCTATTAAATTCTTTAGTGTAGAATTAATAACCTTATATCCATCTGAGTCTTTAGAAACAGTATTAAAAAGATCTGTTAAATAATTTAATGTATAATCACCACTATCCAACTTAGATAATCTTTCACTGAAGCGAGAAATACCTTTATTTATAGCTGTAGCAAACTTTGGTGATATTTTTGATTCGTAACTATTCTTCCAAGCGTTAACAAATTTACCATCAAATATCTTTTGTTTTGTTAATTGTTTTTTAAAATCATCAAATGATATATCAAGTCCACTTGCTCTTGCTGATCTCCATGTATAGAGTTGAACCTTTTCAATCCAACTCTTATCAACTAATAATGTAGCAATAGCTTTCTTGGTTATCTTAGTACCATAAGGAAATTCTTTAACAATAACATTAAATATTTCATCATTGACAAATTGTTGCCATTTTGAAGTTAGTTTACTAAATTCCCCTTGACCATTCATTATACAACCTCAGTAATATCACTAATAGATTCAAGAGCAGTCTGAAGTCTTTCATCTTCCCAACTCATAAACTTAGCAACAAGTGTAATTATATCAGCATTCATATCAGCCGTAATAACATCGCTAATATCACGATCAGCTATACTTTCAAGTAATGTGACCTTTTGTTGTGTTTCAGTGAATGAAGGACTAAAATTATCGTTATATTTAACAATATAAGAAGCGTCTTGATTCATAAAGATATTAAACATATCAATTACTTGTTTATCAAGATCATTAGCAATATTAGAAGATAATTGTAATGCTTGCATTTTACCATAGAACTTATAACTTTCAGCAATACCACTTGATGTTGAATTATTAGTACCTAAAGCTGTAGTACCCAGCACATCTGCTGTCTGTATTAGATTAGTAATCTGTTGTTGATAATAAGCAAGGTTACTAGTTAAAATAGCACTATCTGGACTAATATAACTTGGAGTTACTGTTGCATCTGAATCAACAAAGAGTGCATTGTGATTAGATATAACTACTGTATCTTTAGATTCATTACCACCATAACTATTAGGTAATACTAAAATACTAAATTGTTGTGAGCGAGTTAAGTCTTCAAGTGAGCTTGCTGTGTTATATACTGCACGAGCAAGAGTAGCCATAGAATAATGTGGACTAAATGGTAACACATTTCTATTATGATAGATTACTGGAACTATACCCATGTTATGTGGTACTGTTGAAATATTAGATCTAACTTCTTTACCACTTTTAGTTTTATATATAGTAAAAAATTCAATAGTACTATCTGTAAATCGTTTATATAAATATCCAGATGTAGCTTGATTTGTTGGAGCATATAATCCCCAATAAAATGATATATCAGTAAGTTTACCAAACTGATCTACTTCATACGAATAGACATCTTGTACTTCTTTAGTGTATATAAATGGGTATCTTCGCATATCTAATTGTTCTTGAACTGTCTCTGGAATATCAGCTTTAGCAAAGTTATCCATAATTATAAAACTATTACCAAGTAATACAGTATATAATGTTGTATGTTGAATAATATCTTCTATTGTAGTTCCATTATTATCACAATTACTAATAAATGAATCTATAAATATATTATCATAAATTCTTTGTGGTTTTTCTGAGAATACTGGATCTACTTTAGCTGAGACTATTGGTAATACGAAATTTGAATAAGATGCCATTTGTTGTCTTACCGCAAAATTCATTTCACGACCATATGGAAATAGATATCTACCATCTGAAAAACCACCTTGACCCTGGAACGAGTCCTCTACTAAGTTATATTGAGCTCTAAGTGGCTCTTGTTGAATCACTAACATGTATATTATCCTTTTATTAAAATTTTAAATGAGCCCCTGTAGCACCGCTACGAGCCATGTATAAATGTGAATACCCATACCGAAGAGCGGATATAAGGTCATCTCCTGCACTATCATCAACTTTCTCATCATATTCACCATTGTTTGCCTTTTTATATGTAAGCGTTTCCATCTCACTATATAATTGAGTGCAAGATGGATGTATAATTATCTCCTGGGATTGTAAAAAATCTAAAGATCGCATTAATGAATCTGGACCTTTTTTAGCAGATATAACTCTTAAGCCATGTTGACATAATTCTTTAGTTGATGCTGGTTCTGCTGAGTCTGCTTGTATAGTTGGTTGTAAATTATATGTTTCAAGTTTTCTTTTAATTATATTAGCGAATTCACTTTTAGTTTTATCTCTTACACCAATCTCAGCACAAACATAAATTTTGTGATTTTTTTGATCATACATACTAACAACCATAGCGTTCTTATGAACAAATCCGTAGTCAACACCAACATGCATTGTTAATGATCTATCATTTAATTTACTTTGTATATCAAAGTCTTCATACTTATAATTATTATCAAATACCATTTTACCTGTAACACCAAACTTACCTTCACCAAATACCCTGTAAAATCTAGGATTGCGCGTTTTAAGGCTCTCTATAGCATCTTTTTCATCTTTACCAAGAAATTTATTATCAAGATAGTTATATCGTTTAATAAAGATATTATCATCTTCATAATAATTATCAAAATCATCTTGCCAATCTATAGGTTCAAAGAATCTATCCCATACCCATTTCATTTTTAATTTACTAACAGGATTAAATATCATTATAGTCTTTTTACGATGCTTAGATATACCACGCATACGAGTTCTCAATTGGTCAAAATCTTCAGCTGTAAACGCATCAGCTTCTTCCATAACAAGCGTATCAAGAACACCACCAACTTGAGGTGCTGTAATAGATTTCAACTTACTATTATCATCAACTCCTACAAATAAAATAGAACCACATGATACTTTACAAAGAACAGTTAAATCAGTTTTATTTATTATAAAGTAAGCATCCAATTCAAGATTAGATATAGCTTTTGTTATTTCAGAAAATACTGATCTTCTTAACTGATTCTGTTGTTTACGAGCAACTATAATATTACGACCTACCATAGCCCATAATACAATCCAATGAGACATAGAATAGCTCTTTCCGCTACTCGCACTACCAAAAATCAATTGAATAGGAGTATCTTTATGATATAGTTCTAAATATTGATCATTAAACATATCACTATTAATTGTTAGATTCACTTGTAAATCCAATTAAAATATCGTTTTGTATAGTCGCAAGTTCTTTATCTTGATCAAGTTTCCTTTTATCTAATTCAAGACGAGCCTTATGTTGCTCCTCACAATATCCATATTTACATTTTAAAAGAAACATAGAGAATGCTGGATTATAATCACCTATCATTGCACCATTTATGGTCTTTTGTTCTTGTATATCACGAAGAATTTGGAATCGTTCAAGAATACGAGGATCTTTTTCTGTTCTCTCGTGTGTCCAATATTTCCAGTGTGTTTTTTTATAGGTGCATAGTGTTTCAAGTGTTGTATGAAATGATATATTTGGAGATTCTTGATATAATGGAATAGCTTGATCAAGTATTCTAACTAGATCATCTGCTGTATAGCCATGTTGTGTAGGTTTTTGTTTCTTTGTATTCATATTTTCCTCTACGGGTGCGTGTGCCTCTTCGGGCAATAAAAAAGAGTGACTCTTGTTGAATCACTCTAAATTAGACGAATAATTGATTTTATATATATTATATTACGGAAACAGTCATTTTAAATTCATTTATTGCGTAATCTTCAATATCACCAAGAACTTTTAACATTAAATTAATATTTCCAAATTGACCACATTTACTATATTCGTGATTTAAATTTAAGAAGTCTGGAGCGATAATACCATATATGCCATCATTAGTTTTAAATAACATAGCATATACAATTTGTAATCCGTGTCGTGATGGATCATATATATTGTTACCTGGACTAATATCTACTTCTATTTTAGCTTGCATAATAATTGTTGATGTTTGCATAATATTATACATATCTTCAACTAACTCCATATTATTTTTTGTTGCAAATTCAGTATAATACTTTGAGTAATCTACTATATTGTATCCTTTATCATCATTCATTATAATATCTCCTTTATTATTAATCATCGTTGTCTTCCCATTCATCGTATGAGATTTCTCTTTTATCTTTCATGATATATTTTTCATATATTTCGGATTTAACTTTAGTTGTACACCATATATAAGCATAACTAGTCCAGTGACACATTACTCCATTTTTATTAGTACCTTTCCATTGATCAATAGCTTTTAAAACCATTATTGAATATATTTGTTCCATATCATCCCAATACTTCTTAGGATATGTTAATTTAATTGTATGAAATTTAGGATAATAATAGTTTCTAAGTTCAATAAATATTTTATTTCGTTTTCGCTCATTAGTTTCAACTCTATATGATAATACTAATAAGTCCCATTTATCATGTGTGAATTCATTCATGTTGTGTGCCTTTTTATTGTATAATGATTAAAAATGTTAATCATTGTTAAAATATTAAGAATTGTTGTTATAATTAATATTTTATATATGGTTGAAGTTTTTCCATTACGCTTCCATATATCTTATTTGGTAATGTAAATACGATTAAATATATTAAAAATAATATATTACTTATTATTGCTACTATTACAGATATTACTACAAGTATAGTTGTGATTATTATTCCTATTGTATGAATAATAAAATTATTTAACCAAATTTTAAATCTTCGCATATCGTTCATCTTCCTCTTGTAATTTTATTAATATATCTTTAATCATTTCCATCGTTTTATCATGATCAAAATTAACACTAATATTTATAACCACTTTTTTTGGTTTGTTTTCCATGTATATAATTTTACGAATATTTTTAATCATATATAACATTTCACATTACGCAATTGATCTTTAACAAGATGATCTATAAGTTCTATATTAGATTTCATTCTATCTAATAAATGATATACATTATTAGCAACATCATCAAAGTAATCATCAGTCTGGTAATCTGCATATTTAAGTTGTTCATTCATACTATATTCCTTTTTATTTATAAAATATTTTTCTTGTTATACTTTTAATATCATTAAATGATAATATACACATTAAATCATAAGAATAGTTATTATTTGTTCCATCGCCCTTTGGATCACATCTGTAGTATCGTTTATTTGCGATATCTTTTCTATTTTTAAACTTAAGACTTGATGTTTTATGTGGAATACTATTCATATCTATTCTCATTTCAACTAATTTTCTTAATTCATCAGTTCTTACTAAATAGAAACCATCTACATTTTCAAATGCCATATAATTTTGTGAACCGTATAACCACCCGCAGTAACCATGTTGATTCAATAATTCAACATAAACATGGTCTTTATCAGCTTCTAAATCATCTCTGGTTAGTTTTTTCATAGCTTTAACATCACAACTACATTCTTTACCATTTACTTCAAAGAAGAAGTCTTTATGACTTTTATCTTCTATTGTGGTTCCATGTCTGGTTGTTATATTATACTTATCTTTAAGTATTTTAGCGAATTCATTTTCTGCTTTATTTCCCATTTCAAATGCTGATGAAAATTTAGTTTGTTTCTGGTCCCAAGTATTATTGTTGTAGTATGACATTGTGTGTGATCATTTCAAATCTTTATACTCTCAACTTAATGTAAGAGTTGCTATTTCTAGCATGTTGGTCATCCTATTGACCTTTAATTGTTTCTTATAATAGTAGTATGATTACAAACATAACTTCGTTTATCGTTTTTTTGAATAAAAGTTTAAATTTTGTGTGATGTATGTAACATTTTAATAATTATTAAATGTGATATAATATCACACTAGTAAATCAAAGTATATATTATTAATAAACCTTGACATTATTCTTGGGTAATCTTCACAACTAGTTGTTTTAATAACTAAGTTATGATATAATAGTTTTTCTTCCAAATTATAAAGCATATCATATAATAATTGATAATAATTATATTTATTAAATGTTATTTCATTTATAACTGAATATGTTTGATTATTAATATCAACATATAACAATGCTGCACTTCCATAATTAATTAATTGGAAGTGAAATTTTAAATCTGTAAATTTAATAATTTCATTATTATTTAAATATTCTATGTCTGTAGTTATATTTTGTCGCAAATTAATCATTATATATCCTTTATGTTAATATTTCATATGTTTTGTAAAATTATCATCTGCTAATAATATTTGAATATTTGAATAATGACAAACTTCTTCTAATGTAACGATGCCATCTTGTGCTGCTTTAAATGGTATTATATGATCTGTATGATATTTGTTTCTATCATAATTATATATATTAAAATCATTATAACCATTAGTTATGGCAGTTTGTTGAAGATGTTCTGCTAATTCTTTTCTACTACATCCTATTCTATTCATACCAATTGTCTTTCGTTTTTCTGGAACATTTAAGTATATTAATGCTGAATTTAATCTATGTTTTTCTTTTTGAATTTCATTAAAAATATTATTATTTTTATGTCTCATTAAATATTCTTGTTGTTGTTTAGATGTTCTCTCACGATTATTCTGTTTGTTTTTTCTAACAACATCTCGCATACAATCTTTACATACAGTACATTTACCATCTGTCTTATTTTTATTATTATGAAATCTACTAATAGGTAATTCGTTTTTACACTGATAACATCTTTTATGATTTTCTTTTACAATATACATATTATATCCTTTTGTTAATTTTATGAGTATGCTATACTCTTATATAATAATATAGCACATTTTAATTAAAAATCAACAATTATTTTAATTATTTTATTTTTATAAATAATCTGAAATATCTATTATATCACTTTTGTTAGTTAAACTATCTCGTAATTGTTTAATTAACGCTTCTAATTGATTTCTACTACACATAGATAAGTCATCTGGAAGTGTGATGATTTGTATATTAAACCCTAAATGATCACTTAATACTTCAGATAGTTGGTCTGTTGACTCTTGAATACTTTCATCAAATATTATATCTGGATCATCAACAAACATAGTAAGGATAAATATATCACCTTCACTAGGACTAATCTTTTCTAATTGCATATTAATATTTTTCATAACATATCCTTAGACTTGCGTTGCATATTTATAATTAAATATTCTATTTATAATTTCGTAATAATCATTTGATTTACTTGGAATTATAACTTTAGTAAGTAATACTTGATTTTCTAATTTATATAACATATTACAAATTGTTTCAACTTTATTACTATGAAGAGATCGTGTAATATAATTGCCAATAACTT